AAATAATATAAAGAATTATATAATACAAGTTCAAAACTTTATACTATGGCATTATTCAAAAGGTTCTACTTACGACACTAAATTTTGGAAACATTCAAAAAAACTTTGGGATAAACATGACAAACAAGACATAGAAGAAATAATTAAGGTAGTTAAAAAAATGTCCCCTAGTGATGTAATTAAAAGTGTTCCTACTAATTTTCAATATGCTCAATGGAAACAATGGAATTTTAAAAATTGGTTAAATGGAATAGATCATGCAGATAAAACTATCAGATAAATTTTATCTATTTAAAGATCTTATTACCCTGTCAAATAAATCTTTTATAAAAGACATAGACCAACAAATTGATTCTGGTAATTTATGTTTAGAGGTCCCTAAATACCAAACATATAATAACTTATACGATATTATGAAACATAAAAACAATTGGAAAACTTTATACAATGCGATTAAAGATAAAGTTTTAAGTATAAACAAAAACATAGAGCTACATAGTTCATGGGCAAACGTATCTAAAGAAAGTTCTTGTTTTATCAACCACACTCACCCAACAGAATTTACTGCGGTATATTATTTAAAAAATAATCTTTCTTGCTTTGGAACTATTATTGAAGACTCGGTTATTATTCCAGGAGAAGAAAACTCACTATTAATATTTGACCCTAAAATTAAACATTCAATTGTAAACACACCTAATAATATCTATAAAAATATAGGACCGAGATATTCAATCGTATTTGATTTTATTAGTGCTGGCAAATAACTTTTATTATTGTTCGTCTAAAAATCTATTTATTTGATTTCTATAGAAAACTATTTTTTGTGCATACTGATCTAAAATTTTATTTAAAGAATTAATTTGTAATTTACTTGTTTCTATAATTCTTTTTAAATCATCGTTCATTGCTAGTTCTGATTTATTGCGAATTTTTTCAGCCATTAATTTTTCTTTTAAATCATTGACTTCGTTTTCTAACTTTGTGTTTTTAAAAATTTGTTTACTTAATTCTTCTCTATCTGAAATATTCATAGTTTAATCCTTTTTGTATTATCCTGTAGCTCCTTGGAATAAAAGGAAATGATTCTACTTTAGTCCCAAGATACATATCAATTGTTGTTGGGTCGTTGATATACTCTACTGTTTTATTCCAAGATTCGTTTTTTTTCAAGTGGTTAGTTGTTTTAGAAATAGTGTCTTTCCAAAAAGGAGTATTAAATATTGAACCCCCATGATATACAAAACACAAAAAATTTTCATATTGCTTAGACATTGAATTAAATTTATCATTAACTTCGTCTTTTGTTAATTGACCTAGAATATAATCATAAAACATTCTATTTATATTATCATAGACAACACTAGATAAAGCTTCCATAGGTTCATAAAAAATAGCTTTGTTACCATTTTTAATAACCCTATTATCTAAAACATTATTTGCTCTATATGGTTTAAATTTAAATTGTTTTAAGTTTAGTTTTTTTGTGCCAAATATTTTTGATATATCTTCTTCAGCTTCTTTTGTTTTTGTTATGTTGTCATTAAAAAGATAACCCCAACCCTGTCTTGTTTTTAAAGGTATGCCAAACATCCAACCATTTTTAGTTGCTTGATGATATGTATAATTCCAATTACCGGGTTCTTTTACTGAATGAACTAGAGCATGATTTAAAGGTAAAAAATCAGGTATACTATAATCAGAATAATCTTTAGGGTATCCAGAACAATCTATGACATAATCATACTTTAATTTTTTCTTATCAACAGTTAGTGTAACCTCTCTATTGTTTTGTTTAATGGATGAAACGTCTCCTTTAATTTCTTTAAAGTTACGTTTATGATATTTCTTTAACCTTTTAAAAATAACATCTTTAAGTTTAAAATTATTAAAATGAAAAGCATAAGAAGGTGGAACGATAGGACTTAAAAAATCTTTCTTTCTCCAATCTTTGTACATAACACCGTGTTTAATTGTAAGATCTAACTCATCTGCATCTTCAAAACCGTTGTAGTTTGCAGCTTTAAATAAAACATCTGGTACTTGTATGTTTGTACTTTCTCCAATACCTAAAATATTTTTACTTGGATTGTGTATACAATCTATGTGTAAATCCATGTTTGCTGAATAATGTAGAAAATGACAAACAGTCATTACTCCAACAGTTCCTGTTCCTATTACTGCTATCCTCATCTTTTAACCTTTATTTCTGATGGTATACCCAAATGAGGTCTACCGTCATATATGTTTAATTGAGATCCTTTTGTTTTCATATTGTTGTAGTGAAGAAAAACTTGAGCACAGTTATTGCCTTTAAACGTTTCTCTGTGGTGTTCTAATTCCATGCCTCTATATATTAACATGTCTCCAGGTTTTAAATTTACTTCTTTCCCTCTTTTTTTAGAAGCTACATAAATTAATCTATCTCCTTCTTTTTTTTCAACACCTTCTTTTAAATCAGGGTTTAAAAATATAGGCCAAGTGTCTCCACCTAAAAATACTGTAGTAGATATTTCACAACTAAATCTATCTTTGTGTTTATGAAGTATGTCGTCTTTTTTATATATTCTAGCATAAGCATAATTTGGAGACAGTTTTAATTTTGTATTTTTTTGAACAGTTGGTGTCAATCTATCTAATAAAACTTCCATCAGTACATCACCGTAAATTGAATAAGTATTAGGCACTTGAGGATCATTCCAAGTTCCATATATATTTTCAAAAGGTGTAAAGTATTTAACTTCTATTAAAGTCTTAGCAGTTTTTCTTTTTAATACTAAGTAATTATAACATAATTCAGCCAACTCTTTTGAAATAGCATTTCTAATTATACAGTATTTATTTTTTTTAAAATTTATTTCCATGGTTTACCTAAGCTCCATATAACTAAACTGTACCTAGTCCCTTTTGTTACAGGTGTTACTCTATGCCAAAGGAAAGAAGGAAATACAACAATTGAACCTTGTGGTTTAATATTTTCAACAGTTGTAATTATTCTTTTATTTTTTTGTTTAGGGTTAGATAGATCAAATTGTAAATCTCCTCCTTTATAATCTTTAGGGTCAGATAAAGAAACAGTTACAGAAAGTTTTCTCATTTTACCAACATAATTTGGGTTGATAGATTCATAAACATTATGGCTTCCATCTGTATGCCAATCATAAAATTGATTTTTATTATACGTTGTAAATTGAGATGTTTCAGAATGATCCCATTCAAAATTCCACCCAGCATTTTTATTAGCAGCGTGTATATAAGGTTGTATAGTTTTAAATATAAATAAATCATCTAAAAAAACTACGTCTGATTTTCTAATCTTGTTTAACTCTTTCTTATCTTTTTTAGATAATTCTTTCTTTTTAAATGTAGGAGGAATTGCACCTACTGTTCCAATCATTTTGTTTTTTTGATTACCATATAAAATTAATTCTTCACAAAATTTTTTTGATAGGGCACTTTCAAAATACCAATAATCATTTTTTAACTGCATCTGTAATATCTTTATGGTCTTTCTTATAACGAATGTATTGAATTAAATCAATACAAATTCAGCAGAAGCCGGAGCCCAAAAATAAACTGATCCGTCACTAGTGTTGGCTAGCCATCTTCTATTTTCTTCGTCCCATCTTAAATTTTTGTAAACATCTGTTTCTGAAGGTAGTGCAACAGGAGGTTGCCATTTAAAATTTTCATCTAAAGCCCAACTAGCAAAAGGTTGCTCTTCTATAAAAACATCATTTACTGGATCATAGGTCATACCTTCACCAGCAAATCTTTGTCTAAAATTACCATTATAAGAAGTTTGAACCCACTTAACTCCTGTGAAAGAAAGGTTAACAGTTTTTTCAAAACGACTAGCAGCCGTCTCTGATTGATCTCCACCGTAATTATTTACTTCTTCATTACAAGCAACGAGCACTCTTAATACTTTATTGTTTTCATCTAATTCTGCGAAATGTGCCATTATATTGTCAAAGTCCCTGATACTAAAAACGTTGCTACTTGATCTCCTCCTACAGAAGTAATTGTATTTGTTGGAGGTGATACAGTGAATATTCCATCTGAAGGTGCTCTTAAGATTACCATTCCGGAACCACCATTTCCACCACTTAAATTTCTTTCTCCTCCGGCTCCGCCTCCACCGCCTGTGTTAGCGCCACCGTCTCCGCCACCTGAACTGTCTCCAGCTCCGCCGTTATTTTTACCACCGGTACCACCAGATCCAAAAGAACTACTGACATCATTTCCACCGCCGCCACCGCCGCCGGGAGCACCGTTACCTTGTTGGAATGGTCCTGGAGGTCCTCCTCCACTTCCACCACCACCGCCAGAATAAACGTAGTTGTTTCCGTCAATATTATTTGCAGAACCGTTTCCACCGGGTCCACCATTACCTGAACTTGGATATGGAGCACCTGCGCCACCTGCTCCGCCTCCTCCTCCACCGTTCCATGGATTGTGAAAAGCATTACCGCCATTATTTCCTTGAGAGGGACTTACAGGAGGAAAGTTTCCACTTCCTCCGGTCACTGCTCCTGAAGATGTTCCGTGACCTGCACCGCCACCAGATCCTCCGGGTACAAGAGATGGGTTTGGTGCTCCTGTAGCAACACCAGAAGGTGCTCCACCTCCACCTCCACCAGATGTAAATGCTTGAGGGGTTCCCGCTAAAAATACACTGTCACTACCTCTCATTGAAGAACCACCGCCTCCGACTGTCACTGTGTAAGCACCAGCTTCGACTGTAATTCCTGAACCTCCTGGGAAAGAAGTTCTAAATCCTCCGCCGCCACCGCCACCGCCAACGTGACCTCCTCCATGTCCGCCACCAGCTACAACTAAGTAAGCAAAAGTAACAGGAGGATTGTCTGCTTTTCCGGAACCAAATCCTAAAACTTGATAACCGAACATTTTACCTTTACGTGATTTTTTATTTTTTGAGTTTTTACCTTCTACTGTAAGAGGTAGATTTAATTTGTCTCTCATATCTAAATTCCTTATGCGTCGTTAGCAGCATCAGTAGTAAAAAATAATTTGATACCTAATAGTTTTGCATCTGCTGTTAAATTATCTGCTGAAACATCTCTAAAGATATTAAAAAATACTTGTTCACCTGCCGCAGGTGAACCTGCAATTGTAATTGCAGCTGATTCATTTCCAACCATTAAATCATTAGCTGTGCCACTAAATCCTATTGCTGTTCCTTGTCCTGTTCCAAACGCTACATCGATAGGACCATCATTAGCTACTGCAACACCCGCTACAATAAATTTAGCTGAACCCGTGTTTGTTGTATTTGCTGTAAAAAAAGGTTGAAAAGTTACTGTGCCTTCATTCCATGATTTAGGAAATGCTATTGCAAATTGAGCAAACTCATCACTATCTTTATCAAAATCTAAAGATTTAAGTTCAGGTTGTCCAGCTGTTAATTCTGTTTGTGCTAAAGCTGCACAACCATTTGTAGTTGTTGGATACATCGCAACTGCTGGAATCCAAATACTTTCTTTTCCTGCAATTTTAACTGCAGCAGTTCCACTTTTAAGTACACCTGTTCCTTTAGGGTTTAAATTTATATCAACATTAGTTTCACCTGTTGCTGATAGAATTGGACCATTGCCTGTAGCTGCATTAGCTAAAGTTAATTCATTAACTGCTGAACTTGTAGCGGTTAAAAGTAATAATTCGTTTCCATTGGTATCTAAAATTGAAGTTCCAATTTTAGGTGCTGTTAAAGTTTTATTTGTTAAAGTCTGTGTTCCTGTAAGAGTTACATCTCCATCTGTTGTTGAAAAACCTGTATCGTAAATACCCGTGTTTGTTGCAACGCCATCTGAATAAACTATTTTATAACCTTTTTCTCCTGCGGCCCAAGTAACTGTTGCACCTGAACCAGATATTGCTTTTAACTGTACTGTTGGAGTACCGCTACCATCTGTAGTAGCATTATTAATAATGTAAAAATTTTCCATGTTAACAGGAAGAGTAACTACTTGGTTACCTGTTATAGATCCTGTAAGTTTTATAATTCTGTTTTGAGCTTTACCTGTCAAAGCTCCATCAGCTACAAGTAAATTAGTAGTTTGTGCACCACCTGCAATTGATTGTTCTACATATCCACCAGAAATTTGTTCTATTAAATTTAAGTTAGCATTTGTTTTTGTTCCCCAAGTACCGGCATTTTCACCGGTTGCCATTAGCTCTATACCAAGCTCTGAAAAAGTTGATGCCATAATTTTTTCTCCTACACTACGTGTGTTACGTCTGTATACGATGTATTTCCTGTTACGTCAACATCAGAATAACTTGCACTATTTGTTTTATTAACATTACTATAATTGGTATTTCCAATAATATCGACATCTCCATACCCTAATACAATAACTTCTCCAACAGAAGAAGTAGTCTCTAAACCAGTTAATCCTACAACATCTGCAGGAGCTAAAACTCCTGTTGCAGAAGTTAGACTTAGTCCTGTTAAACCTACTTGCATAGCAGGAATACTAATAGAGCCGACTGAAGACGTAGAACTTACTCCAGTTAAGTCTACAAGAGGTGAAGATGTAATTGATACTGACCCAATAGCAGAAACAGAATTTACGCCGGTTATACCTATAACATCTGCTGGAGAAATAGTTCCTACACTTGAAGTTGACGATACTCCCGTTAACCCTATAACGTCAGCAGGAGAAATATTTCCTACCGAAGAAGTTGTACTAACACCTGTTGGAATAACAATGCAATCTATAACTAAACTTAAAGAACCTACACTAGAAGTGGAACTTACTCCCGTCGGAGATACAATAGATTGTAAATTTAAAGTTGGTGCACCAACACTAGAAGTTGTAGAAAGTCCTGCTGGTTGAACTAATTTATTAAATGAATCTCCATAAGGTTCTTCACCCCAACCATTTCTACCCCAACCAACTAATGTACCTGCATTATCAAAATCACCAAGTTCCGTTTGAGCTTGTACACCTGTAGGTGATATAATAGAAGTTAGATCAAGAATTAATGATCCTACTGAAGATGTAGCATTTACTCCTGTTAATTCTGCAGTGATAATTTGAGAGGCTGCAACAGAACCAACACTTGTTGTTGCACCTACGCCAGTTGGTAAAACAGAATAGTCTACACCCCAACCAGAATTACCCCATTCTTGTCGGCCCCAACCTTCTTCATTAAAAGCTTCTAGAGAACCTACTGATGATGTTGTTGATACACCTGTTAAAGATACTGTAATAGTATTAGATGCCCAAGAATTTTCGTTCCATGCTACTGAAGGATTATCGCCACCCCAAATAGATGCCATAAGGAATTCCTCCTTATGCTATACGAAGGATTGCGTTTGATGCGTCTGCTGCTGGAAATTGAATTGTAAAAGTTCCACTTGATACAGTTTTATCTCCACCAAATGCGATTGCACAAACTGCTCGATCAGCGTTTGTATCGTTATATATTAAACAACCATTAGCTGTAAATGAAGCAGAAGTATAACTTATATCTGCAAAGTCACAACAAGCTGTGTCAGTTGACAAAGCTGGAGTTACACTTGTGAGTGCTTTTCCACCAGCAACATAAGCAGATCCTGACGTGTTTGAAATTTCGTTTGATGTACTATAAGCTGTTGTTGATTTATTTAAAGTAGCTGAACTTGTGTATAAAGCTAATTTAAAACTGTTTCCAGATGATGCTGTAAAGTTATGTAACGCCTGTAAAACTTCTGCTTTAAAACTATTACATACTGCTGATGTTATTGCCATAATTTTTCTCCTTATTACGGAGACGGTGACTTGACTTGTATTCTAACTGTTCCGTCAGTGTAATCGTCTCGTCTTCGTCTTCCAAGTTGCATACCTGCAAACTGTTGTATTGCATTTTTATATCTATTTTCATAATAAGTCAACATATCCATTGGACCTTTTAAATATCCAAAAG